TAGAAATAATGTACAATATTTTAAAATTTCACTTTTTGTTGGATATAATGATACTTCTGCTGTTCTTGGAAATTTTACAATTACCCCAAATACAAAAAGTCTAAAAAATGTCACTATTGGGTCATCAGTAATATCAGTAGATTCTACAATAGGATTCCCAGAACAAGGAACAATCATATCTGGAAACAATACAATTACTTATACTAGCAAAAGTATTAATCAGTTTTTTGGATGTACAGGAATTATATCTGAGATTTTCTCAACAGATGATATAAGATCTGATGAAATTTATTATGGTTATGAAGATGGAGATCTAAACAAAAAAGTTGAGTTGAGACTTACTGGAGTATTATCCAAATTTGTTCAAGTATCGGATACTTTGAATTTGGATGAAGGGCAAATAATCTCAGTTAAAAATATTGGAGATTTAATTAAAAATCCACAGCAAAATAAGACATACGAAGAAGTTTTTGCAAATTCCTGGATATACAATACGGGATCTAGATATGAAATAGAAAATATCAGCAACTTTACCCTTACAAGTCCTATTGACAGGTCTAGTTTAAAAATCGGGGATGAAGTTGAAATTTTAGAAAGAGATAGTACTACTGTAGTGTCATCCTCGGGTGCATATGTTTCGGACATTATATTTTCACAAAATAGAGTTATTATTGATAATTTGGTATTTTCTCCAGAAAATGAAGCAAAATATGATTTAAGAAGAAAAATTAATACCGCAAATAGCACTATTGTTCCAATACAGTTTGGAAATAATGTTATTTTATCCGATATTCAAAATTTATATACTGATGATGAGTATGCATATGTAGCTTCTAACTCATTACCTTCAGGTAGAGATGGATATAATGGAAATTTTACATACAGAATAACAAAAGATATTAAATCATCAGTTGCACTAGAGATATCCGATGAAATAGATAATAACTATACAAGCATAGTATTTCAAAACCCTGTTCCATTTATTACTGGAGATAGAGTCTACTACCAACCATCAGGAACACCTATTGTTGGATTAGATACTGGAGATTATTATGTGCAAGTTCTAAATCCTTCCAATAAAATAAGACTATATTCATCATTATCATTTGTTGGAACTAATGATTTCTTAACATTCTCAGATTCAAATTTTGTTAATCAAACTCATAGATTTACATTATATTCTCAAAAATCTAACATAATTGGAGCTCAAAAATTATTTAAAAAATTTCCATTATCTGAAAATATCGATACCGGAACTGGAGAATTAACACTTCCAGGTTCAATTGGAATGTTAATTAATGGTGTAGAAATTAATAATTACAAATCTAATGATAAAGTATACTATGGTCCCTTAAAATCTATTAGTGTATTAAATGGTGGAATTGGATATGATGTCATTAATCCTCCGCTAATATCGGTTTCTTCCGGAACTGGATCTACAGCATTAGTTCGTCCAGTAGTTAGTGGGTCAATTAAAAAAGTTTATATTGATTCTCAAGACTATGATATCAATACAATCGTATCTATTGGTATAACTGGCGGTAATGGGTCTGGTTGTGTATTAGAACCTATTATTACAAAGAGAAAGAGAGATATTTTGTTTGATGCCAGGTTGTCAACAAATTCCGGAGGAATTAGTTCAACCACAAATCAATTGTCGTTTTTAACGGATCACAATTTAAGTAATGGAGAATTAATAGTTTACAATTCTAATGGAAATTCTCCAATTGGTATTGGGTCTACAAATTTAACTTTAGTAAATAATGCAACATATTATTCCAAAATTGATAACAATAGAACTATCAGACTCTATCAAACTAATTCAGATTACTTATCCGGAATCAATACAGTATCTTTTAGTGGAACTAATACTGCAGGAATTCATAAGTTTTCTACCGCATCATTTAAAAATACCATATCAGAGATTAAAATATTAAATGGTGGTAGTGGATACACGAATAGAGAATTAATTGTCTCTTCGGCAGGAATATCTACATCCAACAACACAATTAATTTTAAAAACCACGGATTTAATGACGGGGAACTTGTAACTTATCAATATCAAACATCTACAATTGGAATTTCAACATTATCTCAATATTATGTATTGAAAAATAATGATGATTCTTTTAGACTTTGTGATGCTGGAATTGGTGGAACTGACATATCAAACTACACTAGAAAAAATTATATTAAATTTTCTTCTATTGGATCTGGATATCAATATTTTAGTTATCCTGATATTTCTGTTTCTATACAATATACCCCTGTTGGATTTGGTACTACAAGTCAACAGATTCAATCTCTTGTAGCATCTCCAATTGTTAAAGGCAGTATTATAGATGTGTATCTATATGAAAGTGGAGTTGGATATGGATCCACAATTATAAATCTTGAAAGAAGACCATTAATAACAATAAAAACCGGAAGTGAGGCAAAATTAAAACCAATTATCACCAACGGTCAAATTAATTCTGTAAATATTCAATATGGTGGTGTTGATTATTATTCAATTCCCGATTTGATTGTAACTGATTTAACTGGTGTAGGGTCCGGAGCAGATTTAAGACCAGTCATTACTAACCAAAAAATAACAGATATTAAGATAATAAATCCAGGAATTGGATACTCCACCAATTCTACAATAATTGAAGTAAAATCTGCAGGTTCTAATGCAATTCTAAATGCTAATATTAGATCTCTAACTGTCAATAATAACTTAAAGATTGGTGATGAGATTTTAATAGAATCTGAAAATGAATTGCAGTATTCTGTTTGTGGATATTTTGAAAATTTAAGAAATTCATTTGGTGATAATGGTCTGCAAGTATCTAATATAATCGGATGGGCATATGATGGAAATCCAATATATGGACCATATGGATATTTTGATTCGGAAGATTCAAACTCTGTTCCTAAATTGTTAGAATCTGGATATGCACTAAATCCTTCCAATGTTGTCGATAGACCTTCATTTCCATCAGGATTTTTTGTTGAAGATTATGAGTATACAAATTCTGGAGACTTGGATGAAAATAATGGAAGATTTGGAAGAACGCCAGAATTTCCAAATGGAGTATATGCATATTTTGCAACTCTTGACACTTTTTTGACCCCAATATTTCCCTATTTTGTAGGAAACAAATATAGATCTAATACTTTAAATGAAAATTCTACTTTAAATCAAACATTTGATTTTAATAACTCAAATTTACTTAGAAATACTCTACCATATAAAGTGTCTGATGATTATGCAAAAAATGATTTTATAACAGAGACTAATGAAATTACGAACCAAGAGTCAATTGTTGAATCAGTATCCGAAGGATTTGTAAATGCATTTGATATTATTAATTCCGGATCCGATTATAAAGTTAATGATGTTTTAAATTTTGATGGTGCCAATACTTCTGGTGGTGGATTAGTAGCAAGAGTCTCTTCAATAGAAGGAAAAGATATTACAAAAATAGATACTTCAGTAGAAACTTATGAGAATTCTATTTTTACATATAATGACGGAGAAGAAGTAAAGGTTACCATTAAACCATATCATAATTTTTCCAATAATGATTTTGTTGTGATTTCGGGATTTTCGACCAATCTATCCAAGTTAAATAATTCATATAAGATTGGAGTATCTTCCTATTACTCAAATGTTCTTAAGGATGTTCCCTCATCAACATCTGGATTCACAACTGAGATTTACATTACTCAACTTCCAACAAGGGTATCTGTAGGAAGTAGTATTAGAATAGGCAGTGAAACACTATCGGTGCTTGAAGTATATGAAAACCTTAATATACTTAAAGTACAAAGAGGATCTACTGGAGTATCTCATACGGCAACTACTCAAATAAACTTTATTCCAGATTCATTTATTATTTCACAAAAAATAGATTACTTTGAGTCTAATGTAAATAATAAGGTGTTTTTTAATCCAGTACAATCAGTAGGAATTGGTACTACACCTGGAATTACAAATAAACTAACATTTGAATTTGGAGATTCTAATATTACCAGAATTGTCCCAACACAGGGAATTTATATTGAGAATCATCCATTTACAAATAATCAACTAGTAACATTTACAAATAATGGTTCAAATATTGCAGTTTCTACTTCACCAACAGGAACTCAATTTAATTTACCTCAAAATGTATATGTAACTGATAAGAATATTAATACTATTGGAATAAAAACCACACTCAACTCTTCTGAGGTATTTTTTATTACTAATGGTAGTGATAATGATAAGTATTCATTTGAAAGTGTATATCCACAGATAGTTGGAAAAGTTGAAAGAGTTAAGTCTACTGTTTCAGTATCAACTTCTCACGAACTTTCTAGTGGAGATGTTATTAGTTTAAGTATCGAACCAAATCTTTCTGTAGGGATTGGAACTTCCACATCAATTTATATCAAAAGAGATTTAATAACTGACAATATTTTAATTAATCCAATTGGATTTAGTTCAACGGCAATTAATACTACAACAAATACTATTTCAATTAATTCACATAACTTAAAAACTGGAGATAAGGTTTTATATTCATCCAATTTAGTTGCATCCGGATTATCAACTGGATTTTATTATGTTTATAGAGTTAATGAAAATATAATAAAACTTTCTGAAACATATGTAGATTCTAAAACTGTTCCTCCAACAACTGTAAATATCTCCAGTACTGGTGGGTCGAGTCAAAGTATTTCATTAATAAATCCACAAATTAAATCATTTAAAAATAATAACTTAGTATTTAACTTATCCGATAGTTCTTTAGTGGGATATAAATTTAAACTTTATTATGATAATCAATATAATAATGAGTTTATTTCAACTCCATCATCCGACTTATTTACATTATCTGGTATAGGAACCATTGGAGTTTCTACTAATGCTTCTTCAACTATCAATTATAGTGAAAATCTACCAACTAAATTATACTACAATTTAGAAAAATCCGGATATATTAGTACTTCTGACAAAGAAGTGAGTAATTATTCTGAAATATTATTTGTGAATAGTATATACAATTCCAATTATACAATTTCTGGCGTAGGGTCAACAACATTTAGCATTTCTTTATCAGAAAAACCGGAAAAATTATCATATACTCAAAATGAGTGTGATAAATTGCAATACACCACAACATCATTATCAGCAAAAGGTTCTATTAATAAAATTAATATTATTTCTGGTAGTTCTGGATATAAAAAACTTCCCACATTTGTAGGATCTAATTCTATCGATGGAAAAGATGCCTACATTACTCCAAAATCAACGTCCATAGGTAATGCAAAAGAAGTAAGAATCATTAATGAAGGATTTCAATATTCATCAGATAAAACTTTACAACCAACTGCATTAATATCTCCACTAATTACAATTAAAAATTCAAATACAATTGGTATTATTACAGTTACAGATGGTGGAAAAGGATATACTGATGCGCCATCAGTAATAATTGTGGATTCAAGCACTGGTGAACAAATTGATAGTGGAATATTAGAAGCAAAACTGTCCGGAAATTCTATTGATTCTGTAAATATCATACAACAACCAAAGGGTCTTCCAGAAACAACGGTACAATTATTCACCACCAATAATACTAATGGAATTAGTATTCAACAAGTTCAATCTTCTTCAAGTGGAATTTTTACTTGCTTCATAACAACACCAACTTTAGGATTTTCCGCCTTCCCATTTTCTAGTGGAGATAAAGTATTTGTAGAAGGAATTCAAAAATTTAGCACTGAAGGGACTGGATTTAATTCTGAAGATTATGGATATCAATTCTTTACGATTAATAACTATAGTAATGCTGGAACTCTTGATTCAGTAACAATTAACATTTCTGGATTAACCACAAATACGGGGATAGCAAAAACAATTCAGGATTCTGTTGGAAATATTATAAAAAGCACAGATTATCCCATATTTAATGTTACACAAATTCAATCTGAGTTTATTATTGGAGAAAAACTAATCTCAAATAATACTGAGAGAGATTTAGAAATTTCCTCTTATGAAAATTCATTTATTAAAGTATCTGGAACTTATGATTTGTCTGTTGGGGAAATTATTGTAGGAAAAGAATCTGGAAATGTAGCGACAATAGATAAAATTGAATCTGGTATTGGTAGATTTAAGGTTGACTACTCAATTGAAAAAAATATTGGATGGTCTAATGATATTGGTAAATTGGATCAAGATAATCAAGTTGTTGCTGATAATGATTATTATCAAAATCTTTCCTATACTATAAAGAGTCCAATTACATATCAAGAATTAAGAACACCAGTTAATAGTTTAGTTCATACAAGTGGATTGAAGAATTTTGCAGATACTGGAATTACATCAACTGCAAACTTTGATGTTGTAACTTCCAATAATAATATAAGTATACTTTATGACATAATAGAGGAAAATAGAGTAGATACAATTTATGATTTTGATTTAGTAAAAGATATTGATTTAGTTGGAACTTCTTCAAAGTTTTTAAAATTAAAAAATAAAAAATTAACTGATTATATTGAGTGTAGAAGTAATGTAGTTTTAAAAATAGATGACATAAATCGTCAATTTTCCGACTCTGATGGAAATCCAAGTGAATTTATTAATTTACTAGAATTAAATACTGGAGTATCTTATGATAATATATTGGTCAGGGTTTCCAGTCTGGACAATACCGAAATTCAATTAACGGAATTAGTTTTACTGAATGATGGAAGTAATTCATTTTTGGCTGAAAAATCAACACTAGTCAACGCTGGAGTTGGACTTACGCATATTTCTGGAGAACCTATAGGAGAATTTATATTAATTACAGATGATGTAGATGATAGTAATTACTTAAGATTTGTTCCAAAAGATCCATTCAATATTGATTATGATATTAAATTAATTAATAGCAATTTTAATTCTGTTTTGCCAGGAATTGGAACAACTTCTGTTGGATTTATCAATTTAACTGGTTCAAATAGAACTGCGACAACTGGAATACAAACTTCAATTATATCCGTACAGGCAAATAAATTTTCTTCATTATATTCAAATATTCAGATTATTGATTCAGTAACAAATCAAATGAACTTTGTTGAAGTATATTTGAACCACGATGGGACAGACACTTATATATCAGAATATTATTTTGATTCTGAATTTTTAAGCAATTATTATTCTGGAAATAACATAGGCTCATTTGGTGCAAGCATTTCTTCTGGAGTTTTATCATTAAACTATATTAACAATTCCCCAAATTCAGTAAATGTTAGATCAAAGATTGTTGGGTTTGGAACAACATCTGTGGGTGCAGATACATATAGATTCATATCTCCAGGTCAAATACCAGGAAATGAAAGGAGTGCTATATATCAATCAACTTATTCATCTACAGTTTCTTCAGCATCAACTGTAATATCACTGAATAAAACTAATTTTAATGCAGTCAAATCTTTAGTAGAAGTAAGTGTTGGGTCAACAAGTGCTCTTCATCAAATAATGTTAGTGCAGGATGAAACTAACATTTATGTTCAACAATCACCTTTTCTTTCTGTCGGAAGTACAAACGGAATTGGAACTTTTGGTGGAGAATATTCTGGTAGTAATTTCATACTAAAATTTTATCCAGAACCATCAGTAACTTCTGAGGTTAATATTTTAGCATTTAATCAGTGCTTGTATACAACTTTAGATACACAAAATACTGCTCCAAGTTTAAGTTATGGAACAATAGAAGAATCGATTGATATTGAGCAGTATAATGCAATTAATGGAAATAGAATTAATAGAAATAATTTTAATTTAAAATCCAATGGAATTGAAATTTTTGCAAAAAGATTTAATCCTACAAATTCAACAATTTTAGATCCATCAACGGGAATATTTACTATACAAAACCATTTTTTCAGCAACTTAGAAGAACTTATCTATACACCAAAATCAACATTTATTGGAGTTGGTGCTAGTGCAATGGAAATTGGTGCTGGTCCGACATTGTTACCTTCAGAGGTATATGTCATCAAATTGTCAGATAGTACATTTAAATTAGCAACAACTAAGTCTAATGCTATTTCTGGAATTGCAGTTACATTTACTTCATATGGTAGCGGTAATGCACATCAACTAGAAATGGATAAAAAACTTGAAAAAGCACTAATTACTATTGATAATATAGTTCAATATCCATTATTATTTACTCCAATATCATACACTTTGCTTAATAATGGTGGACAAATAAGTGCAGGTTCTTCAATATTTGCCTTGAGTGGAATATCTACAATTATACCAAAAGATATTCTAAAAATTGATAATGAATATATGGGAATAATTAATGTTGGATTGGGAACAACCAATGTTGGACCAATTACAAATAGTGGAAATATCAATTTAGTCGAAGTCACTAGAGGATTTGTTGGGTCATCGGCATCGACTCACACAGATTCTACTTCAGTAAGAATTTATAAAGGATCTTATAATATTGTTGATGGTGATATTTTCTTTGCAGAATCTCCAAGAGGAAATCCTCAAATAATTAAAGATTCTAGTAATTTGACTTTTGAAACTTCCGATTTTACCGGAAGAGTTTTCTTGAGAAATGATTATACATCAAATCAACTATATGACGATATTTCAAGTCAATTTACAGGTATTGGTAGAACTTTTACATTAACTGTCGGTGGGGCAAACACTGTAGGGTTGGGAACCAGTGGAGGAAATGGAATTTTATTCATAAATGGTGTTTTCCAAACTCCAACAACTCTCAATAACCCAGAAAATAATTTTAGTATTATTGAAAATACTGTTTCAGGAATATCTAGTGTGGTATTCTCTGGAATTAGAGATCCAGATAATCTTAATATTATTACTTCGGAGTTTGATGTAAATCAAAACCAAACCCCTAGAGGAGGAATAATTGTTTCCTTGGGTTCTTCTACTGGTCTTGGATATGCACCTCTTGTGGGAGCAGCAGTAACTGCCGTAGTTGGGGCAGGGGGTAGTATAGTATCTGTTGGACTAGGAACTACCGATAATCTTGGTTCTGGATACAATGGTATTGTTTCCGTAGGAGTTTCAGTATATCAAAATGGACACACAGGAGCAGCAGCGACGATATCGGCAACAGTTGGAGCGGGCGGCGTCTTATCATTCGCCGTTGTTGGAGGAGGTACGGGGTATACGAATCCTCAAGTATTTGTATCAGAACCTTCATATGAAAATTTAAATGTAATCGGAGTATCTAGATTAGGAGTTGGAGCAACAACAAATACTGGAATAGGTCTTTTACTTAATGTCGAAGTTGGAGCAAGTTCTACAACTGGAATAGGATCAACATACTTTGAAGTTTCTAAATTTAGTATTTCAAGACAGGGTTACTCGTTCCGAAGAGGAGATGTATTTAAACCAGTTGGATTGGTGACTGCTAAAGGATTGGCATCTCCATTATCAGAGTTCCAATTGACTGTGGTTGATACATTTTCAGATTCTTTTGCTGCTTGGCAGTTTGGTGAGTTTGATTATATAGATTCTATAAAAAATTATCAGGATGGAGTCAGAACAAGATTCCCACTATATTATAATAATGAATTATTGAGTTTTGAATCTTCAGAAGGTTCTCAAGTAAATCTTTCAAATGCACTATTAATTGTTATAAATGGAGTAATTCAAGATCCTGGAGTTGCATATCAATTTGATGGCGGAACTAGTTTCATATTTACAACTGCTCCAAGACCAGAGGATAATGTTGCAATTTTCTTCTATAAAGGAACTGATGGTGTTGATGTTATTGTAAATGATTCAATTAATGAAACTTTAAAAAGAGGTGATACTGTACAAGTTCTTAAAAATAATTCAATTCCAGGAACAATAACACAAGACAAGAGAATAGTATTTGATTTATCATTCTCCGATAAGTTTGAAACTAATTTATATTCAAACCAAGGTGTTGACTCTGAAAATAATAAACCATTAAGTTGGATTAAGCAAAAAGTTGATAGGAAAATTAACGGAGAAGACGTTTATAAAACTAGAGATTCTATTGAGTCTTTAATTTATCCAACCGCTAAGATTATTAAAGATTTTTCAACCACAGATACTCAAATATTTGTAGATAATGCAGAATTCTTTGAGTATGATAATACTATTAGTCCAGAACCTTTTAGTTCTTTAATTGTCAATGGAATTTCCACTAATGCAAGTGGAGCAGTAGAATTAATTTCAAATATTACTTTAATTAACGGATTCTCTGGAATTATTACAGGAATTACAACCACAACAGGTAGTGGAGGTAATCCACTGGCACTTAAATTCCATTTAAATTCTTCATCATTTACAGGTCTATCTACTGGATATCCAATTTATATCTTTGATACAAGAGTTGGGAAGGGAGTCACTTCTATTAATACTTCTAATTCTGCGGTGGTTGGAATTGGAACAACTTTTATAGATAATATTTACTACATTCATCAGTTCTCCTCTAGTGGTACTGTTGGAATCATTACTTGTAATATATTATCAACCACATCTACGACTGGACTCTCTTCTTCTGGAAGTATATCAAATCCTGTTGGTAAATATTCTTGGGGTAGAATGTCTGGATTTAGTAGGTCAGGTTCTCCAATTTCAATAGGAGTAACCGGAAATACTGTGGATGTTGGATTAACAACCTTTGCAACGATTCAAAGAAGGGGAATTGGAATTAGACAAACAGGAGCACTTCCAAAACTCTTATAAATACTTAAAAAAAATATTAATATGGCAGCAATCGTAACAGATCAATTTAGAATATTAAATGCGAGCAATTTTATAGACTCTGTTGTAGATAGTAGTAATTCTTATTATGTTTTTTTGGGTTTAGATAATCCTGCACAAGTTGGATTTGGAAGAACTACTACTTGGAATGATGATACTCCAAATCCAACTGATAATTTAGAATATTTAAGTCACTATAGAGATACATCTTTATTTGGTAAAAAAGTTACGTCTAGCAATATTAGAAGACTCATAAGAAAGGTTACTTGGACTTCCAATACATCTTATGAGATGTATAGACACGATTATAGCATTCAGAATCCAACACCAAATTCAAACTCAAGTAGGTTATATGACTCAAATTATTATGTAATTAATAGTGATTTTAGAGTTTATATTTGTATAGATAATGGTTCTTCTGGTACAAATTTAAAGGGAAATAAATCTCAAGATGAACCTACATTTACAGATTTAGAACCATCTGCAGCTGGAATAAGTGGAGATGGTTATATTTGGAAATATCTCTTTTCAGTCTCTCCAAGTGATATTGTAAAGTTTGATTCAACAGAATATGTTGTTGTTCCAAATGATTGGACAACATCAACAGATTCTCAGATTATAAGTGTAAGAGAAAATGGGGATTCTGGAGATACAAACCCAAATCAAATCAAAAAAGTATATATTCAAAATGGAGGAAGTGGATATAGTTCTGGTGTTGTTGATATTCTTGGTGATGGATCTGGTGGTAGAGTTTCTATAACAGTCAATAGTAGTGGATCTATTGTATCTACTCAAATTGTTGCAGGTGGATTTGGATATACTTGGGGAATCGTTGACTTGGGAAGTCTTCGTCCTGGTGGAAGTCTTCCAAATCCAGCAAAACTAATACCAATCATTCCCCCATCAAACGGGCATGGATATGACATTTATACTGAATTAGGAACAGATAAAGTATTAGTATATGCCAGATTTGATGACTCAACAAAAGATTTTCCAACTGATACCAAATTTGCTCAAGTTGGAATTATAAAAAATCCAACTACTTTTTCATCTGATACTGTTATCTTTACGGAAAATCAATATTCATCTCTAGGGGCGATTAAATTAACTTCAGGTTTTACTGGAACTCCAGTTATCGGAGAAGAAATGACTCAAACTGTAACCAATGGAACTGCAAGAGGTTATGTGGCTTCATATGATAGTGAAACTAAGGTATTAAAATATTTTCAAGATAGATCTTTATTTTTTGGAAATAGTTTAGATCAAACTGACCGAAATGATAACTCTAAAGTTTATAATTTTGAATCTTCGGCAAATCCTATCAGTCCATTTGCAGGATCTATTGATACTAGTTTTGGTTCTCTCACCCCAACAAATAAAGTTACTGTTGGAAATAAAGTTATAGATTTAGGAGTAACTTTTACAGCAGGTCTTGCAAATCCTGAGATAAATAAAAAGACAGGAGATATAATTTATATTGATAATAGACCCCTGGTAACAAGAGACATTAGGCAAAAAGAAGACATTAAAATTATCCTGGAATTCTAAAAAAAAAAATGACACAGAAAACAGATTTAAACATCAATCCATATTATGATGACTTTGATTCTGAAAAGAATTTTTATAAAGTCTTGTTTAAACCAGGATATCCAGTACAGGCAAGAGAGCTAACAACTCTTCAATCTATTTTGCAGGATCAGGTAAAGTCTTTTGGAAGTCATATATTTAAAGAGGGATCGGTAGTTATTCCTGGAAATATTGCCTATGATGGAAATTTCAATTCCGTAAAACTTAATCCAACTAATTTTGGGGTTGATATTTCTATCTATATTAATAATTTTATTGGCAAAAAAATAACAGGGCAAATATCAGGAACAACAGCAATAATTCAATTTGTCGCGCTCCCTGATGGAGAAAATGTAGAGGATTTAACAATATATGTAAAATATTTGGATTCTGATAATAATTTTCAGTTTAATCCTTTTGAAGATGGAGAATCATTAGTTGCAGAAGAAAATATAACTTATGGCAACACTACTATTAATGCAGGAACTCCATTTGCATCATTAATACTATTGAACGCAACATCTGTAGGTTCTTCAGCATCTATTGGTGATGGAATTTATTTTATTAGAGGTTATTTTGTTAATGTATCTAAACAAACCATAATTTTAGATAATTATACAAATACACCTTCATATAGGGTTGGTCTAAAAATTGACGAATTAATTCTCAATGCTGGGGATGACAGTTCATTATACGACCCCTCTAAAGGATTTACAAACTACGCAGCACCTGGAGCAGATAGATTTAAGATTGATTTAACTCTAACAAAGAAATTAATATCAGATATTAATGATACTGATTTTGTTGAACTTTTGAGAGTTGAAAATGGAAAAATTAAAATAATTGAGCAAAAAAGTCAATATGATATAATTAAAGATTATATGGCAGAAAGAACTTATGATGAATCTGGTGATTATACTGTAGAGCCATTTAATCTGTCCGTAAATAATTCTTTAAATGATAGATTGGGTAATAACGGTTTGTTTTTTAATACAGAAATTACTGAACAAAAAAACACACCATCAGAAGACTTGATGTGTTTAAAAATATCCCCAGGAAAGGCTTATGTAAGGGGATATGATATAGAAAAAATTTCAACAACTATTATTGATGTTGATAAACCGAGAGATACTAAATCTATTCCAAATGTAAATATTCCCTTTGAGATGGGAAATATTATAGGAGTAAATAATGTATCTGGAACACCAAAACCAAAATACGCAATAGATTTATATAATCAACTCAATTCTACCGGATCCATAATTGGTAATGCACGAGTATATAGTTTTAGTTTAACTGATGCTGCCTATAGTAATGATATCACTAATTGGGATCTGTATCTTTATGATATTCAAACTTATACAACTCTTGTTCTAAATTCCACAATATCAAGTACAGAATTACCAGCAACATCATTTGTAAGGGGAAAAAGTAGCGGCGCTAGTGGATATGCAGTTTCTGCTGGTGGAGCATCTGATACAATCAGCCTAAGACAAACTTCCGGAACATTTTCAGTTGGAGAACAATTGATTATCAATGGTCTTGATTTTCCAAGAACTATCAAAACCGTAACTGCATATTCAACCGAAGATATTAAATCTGTAAAACAAACAACTGCAGTATCTGGTCTTCCAGTAGATTTTACCGCCGATTGTTTTCTTGAAAGATTTAGACTTCCAAATGGAGTGACTCAAGTAACTATCAGCGGAGGAAATACTGTAGTAAGTCCTGGAAAATTTTTCACTGGCATAAAAGTTAATTCAATTATTAGGTATCAAACTACCACAGGAGATGAGTCATTTAACAGAGTAACAGCAGTTTCTCCTGAAGGTACTTCATTAACTATTACTACAACTCCTGGAGTTTCTGGAATATATTCTGGTTCAGTTACAAACGGAACTTATAATAATATTTTCATTGGAGCACCAGTAATAAGAAATGAGAATTCTGGATTCCTATATGCACAGTTACCAGATCCTAATGTTTCTTCAGTAAATCTTTCAGATTCATTACTAACAATTTCTGAACAAATAACAGGAGAAACTACTGATTCTAATGGAGTATTAACATTTAACTTGTCAGCAGTTGCTGGTATTACTAGTGCATTTTTTACAACATTTGATGAAGAAAGATACTCAGTACACTATAATGATGGCAGTATCGGATCTGTAACTTCGGATCAATTTGTTTTGAGTGGAAATACGGTAACTATCAGTGGATTGTCCGCTTCTCAGTCAAATGTTGTCGTAAATGTCACATTAGTTAAAAATGGAATTCAAAGCAAAGTAAAAACATATAATAAAAGTAAAACTTTAACTGTAGCAAGATCGAATTATCCACAATCAGGAACTGGTATTAGTTCTTCAATTGGGGATGGTCTTACATACAATCAATTTTATGGACTAAGAGTTCAAGATGAGGAAATATCATTAAATTACCCAGATGTGGTAAAAATTATTTCAGTTTATGAGTCATTTGATTCTTCAGCACCCACCTTAGATCAGATACAATTTGGCGCTAGTGCTAATGTATCGACAAATGCTATTATTGGTGAAAATATTTTAGGAAATAATAGTAAATCTATCGCAAGAGTTGTTTCAAGTCCATCTTCCAATATTCTTAGTGTAGTATATTTAAATTCAGAAAGATTTGAAGATTTGGAAACTGTTACATTCGAAGAATCAAATATAACTACAGAAATTGAAGCAATAACTCCAGGAAAGTATAAAGATATTACCAATTCATATAGACTTGATAAAGGGCAGAAAGATCAATATTACGACTATTCTAAAATTGTTAGGAATAAGAACACTACAGAGCCATCAAAACAACTTTTAGTTGTATTTGACTATTATTCGATTCCTTCTAATGATAGTGGCGATGTATTTACTGTGTTAAGTTATGACAAAGACCGATTTACACATGATGTTCCTTTCATTGGACCAAGATCTGTAAGATCTTCTGATACTTTAGATTTTAGACCAAGAGTTTCAATTTTTACCTCAGCTAGTTCTTCCCCATTTGATTTCTCATCAAGAACTTTAGAACCCACACGCATTTTATCACCAAATGAAAGTTCACTACTTGGTTACGATTATTACTTAGCAAGAATTGATAAATTATATCTTGATAAGAATAAAAACTTTATTCTAGAAAAAGGAATATCTTCAAATACCCCTAAGGCGCCAGATAAAAATGATGCGGTAATGGAAATTGCAACCATAAAATTACCACCATATCTTTATAATCCAGCAAATGCAGTAGTGACATTAAAGGATAATAGAAGATATACAATGAGAGATATTGGTTTAATTGAAGATAGGGTAGAAAACTTAGAGAGAGTTACTTCATTGTCTTTACTTGAAGTAAATACGCAGACTTTACAAATTCAAGATGCTGATGGCAATAATAGATTTAAGAGTGGATTTTTTGTAGATGATTTTAAAAATTATTCCTTCATTAATAGGGGATTATCTTCTATTAGAGTTAATACATCCACAAATGAAATAACACCGATTACTAGTAGAAATTCACTTAAATCACAAATTGCACCCGAATCTGCAGTTACTGATGAAAATTTAGATTTTTCGGAAAATTTTAAGTTACTAGATCCAAATGTTGTAAAAACAGGAAAAGCAGTAACTTTAAAGTATGAATCTACTGGATGGATAGAACAAGCATTTGCAACAACAGTTGAAAATGTAAATCCGTTTAATGTAATTGTTTATAGTGGTGATATTAAGTTAAGTCCGGAAATTGACAATTGGGTGAGAACAGTTCAACTTCCAGATAAAAATATTGACATAACATTAAATTCTAGTAGAACGCTTACTAACAATTTAACAAGTGATGTTTTTGTTACTCTAACACCGATTAATACTCAAACGAGTAAAACTGTTAATTTGCCAACTATAAGGGGAGGAGGTAATAGAACTGTAACGTCCTCAACTGATACTGTAACGTCCTCAACTGCCACTAATACTACTTCTACTATTTCAACAACTGAAAATTTTGATACCACAAGCAATACTGATACAACGATAAGAAATGTATTAATATCTTCATCTAAGGAATCATTTATGAGATCCAGAAATATTCAATTTTCTGCATCTAATATCAAACCATCTACACAATTTTATCAGTTTCTTGATGGAAATAGTGGAGTTGATTTTATTCCAAAATTAATTGAAATATCAAACCCATCTAAAGCATTTGTGGTTGGGGAAACCGTTGTGGGAACATTTGGTGGTAATAATTTAATTTCATTTAGAGTTGCAACACCAAATCATAAGTATGGTCCATATAATGCACCATCCACTACATATACAATTAACCCATATATTAGAACCGAATCCATAGCATCTGGATATAGTCAATCATCAAAAATTTTGAATATTGATACTGTTTCATTATCAGAAGAGGCTCAAGGAAAGTATTCTGGATATTTACTTAAGGGTATGCAATTGGTTGGTCAGACTAGTGGTGCTGTGGCAACTGTTGGTGATTTAAGACTTATTTCTGATAATTTTGGAGACTTGATTGGAACCTTTTATTTAAGAAATCCAAATACAATCCCAACTCCAACTGTAAGAATTTCTACTGGAACTAAAACATTTAAGTTGAGTTCAAGTTCAACAAACGATCCAGGTCTTCCAGGAAGTTCAGATACTTCAGTTGCCGAAACAAACTTCAATTCTGATGGTACGCTTGAACAGTGGGAAAATACTGTTACGGCAACTACTAAAAATCTAACAACAAAAACATCCACTAATCTTACAACAAATACAACAACTTCAGTAACAACGATAAACACTCATACTAGAACAACTATCCAGAGATTTGTAGACCCTCTTGCACAATCTTTTGTTGTTGGTGGAAATATAGAGGCTCCAGATTCTTCTAGAGAAGGATTGGCAACTGATGATTCTAATGGTGCCTTTTTAACTGCCGTTGATTTATTCTTTGCCAAAAAAGATAGTGGAAATGCTACGGTAAAAGTTGAAATAAGAACTGTAGAACTGGGAACACCCACAAGGATTGTTATTGGAAATTCGGTTACATTAAGACCAAGTGAAGTAAATGTTTCTTCAGATGCTTCTATTGCCACTAAAGTTACTTTTGATGAGCCAATTTATCTTCCACCTGGGAGAGAATATGCTGTTGTAATTATTTCAGAAAATAGTGATCAGTATGAGATGTGGACTGCGGTCATGGGAGAAAAAACTGTTAATACAAAAGATCTTCCAGATGTTAGTGCCGTCACTTATTCAAAACAGTTTGCGATGGGAAGTCTGTTTAAATCCCAAAATGGATCCATATGGACAGCAAACCAATATCAGGACCTTAAATTTAAACTTTATAAGGCACAATTTATTGAAAATCAACCAGGAACAGCATTTTTCTATAATCCAACATTGGATGAAAGTAATGGATATGTTCAGACATTAGAAAATAATCCATTAACAACATTACCCAGAACTGGTTCATTAGGAATTACCACAACAACAGATTCATCAGTAATCTCAAATTTAAGTAATGGTAGAAAAATTGTAGATGGAACAAAGAATTATGTTTATGGATATGTAAGTGGAACAGGGAGTGCAGTGGTAACAGTAGGATTAACTACGGGTGGAAGTAATTATGTTACGGATTCTAATGTAAGTACTTATAATATTACTGGAAATGGTTCTGGACTTGTGTTGAATATTACTGCCACTAATGGAACAATTACTGGAATAACAACTGCAAATTTAGGAAATGGATATGCGGTAGGAGATGTTGTTGGTATTGTAACTTCTACAGTAGGTACTGGAACTTCAGTGCGTGGACGTGATGCAAGAATTACAATTTCATCAATTACTGGAGTGGATACACTATACTTGGAAAATATTCAAGGGGATACTTTTACAGTTGGTGGTGGATTAAATTACTATGATAATTCCAATACAATAGTTTCTCTTGCAAGTACTGTAATTAGAAATTTTGCACCTTCAACTAATCAATATTCTGGAAATTATGTAAGAGTAGAACATTTCGATCACGGAATGTATGGAAATACAAATAAACTTAGAGTTTATGATACAGAATCTAGTACTGCACCAGTTACAATTACTTCATCTCTAACCTCAACATCAACAACAATTTCTGTTGCAATTGGAGATACTTCAAACTTTGCAACTTTTGAAGGAGTTTCCGTAAGTGGATCTAATCCTGGATATGCAAAAATTGGAAACGAAATAATTAAGTATGAGTCTATTGGTAGTGGATTCTTGGGTACTATTACCAGGGGTATTGATTCTACTATTTCAATTGATCATGGTATCAATAGTTTAATGTATAAGTATGAATTAAATGGAGTTTCATTACGCAGAATTAATACAACTCACGATATTAGTGATTTAGATATCGGATTGGATGGTTATTATTTGGAAATTGATAGAACTGCAAATGGAGTAGATAGAAGTGGTGATGGATCTCCTGCAGGAATGCCCCAACTGCAATTTACCTCCGAAGCAAACTTAGGAGGTTCTAAAGTTCTTGCAACTGAAAATATTCTTTATAGTTCCGTGGTGCCAACATATGACATCATTACTCCAGGATCTTCGACATCAGTTTCCGCTGTGATTAGATCTGTTTCTGGAACAAGTGTA